GATCACAACTGCTGCTCATGTGGACGGTGTGCCGGCCTGGATGACAAAGTTGTAGGTGCCTACCACGGTAGGCACCCCGCTCAGCACCCCGGTCTGCTCATCCAGGGCCATCCCATCCGGCAGCACCCCATGAATCACCTGCCAGCTCAGAGGAGTAGTGGCGCAAGGCGTGGCGCTGAATGTGACTGAATAATTGTCGCCCAGTGGAGCGTCTGACAGCGGTGTCCCGTAAGCGTGATTGTCCCAGTAGATGTCAATTACGCACAGCGAATACTCCTTCTGCATGTAATTGCCGTCCTCGTCTGTAAAGCGAACGCTGAAGGTGAACGTACCAGGCTCGGTCGTTACACCGCTGATGACTCCATTGCTTAAGCTAAGGCCGGTCGGCAACGAACCGGAAACCACTTCCCATGTGCCATCACTGCTGCCGCTTCTAGGTATGGTCAGGCTGACCGTTGAATCCACGCACAGCTCAGACGCCAATTCGCCCAGGCAAATCCGCAGTTCATGCGCTCTGTTGCAGGCATACGAATAAGCCTCGGCATCAGCAGTCGCCTGGTTGCAGCGCGCAGCGAACTGGCCGGCAACTACGGTGAAGGTAAACGTCAACCCGTCCGGGCAGGTCACAGTACAGCTTTGTTCACGGTTGTAGTAAATAACATCACAGGGATCATCAACGTCTGGATCATCATCTGGCCGCCGCGGTGGTCTGGGCGGCCGGGGCGGGTCGCGCGGACAATCTTCAACCGCCAGTCGCGCCGCGCACAGGTCGGCGTCCTCCTGCGAGATGGTTGATGTGCAAATCTTGCCGCAGTACGGCGAACTCCAACGCTGGCTGAAAAATAAATCTACATCTGGCGTTTCCGAGCTGTAGTTTGCTGTCGGGATAGTTGGGTCCAGACATGGATTTTCAGGATTGGGGCAGAAGATTATCATATCAGCAAATCAGTTGCGGAGAATATAGCCCACTTTCTACACGTTGCCCCCAAATCCACCAGCCTCTCACGCGACAATAGCCGCGAATCGTAATCCGCGCCTGCACTTGATAACAAATGTTAGCCGGACGTGCCGCATTACATGGAGCACAAGCTGGGTCAGGTGCTGGAAGGTGCATGGTCGCACGATAGCAGGGGCCAAGGTCAACAGGATAGCCAATCGGAAGCTCTACCGTCTCTAACGTGTTCTGCGCCGAACATTCTTTCCAGGAGGACCAGGGGATCCAACAAGTTGCAGAATCTGGACGATATTCCACCTCAAAATTTACAGTTGAAAAGAGTCTATCAACCCAAAGTTCAGCACTCACAAGCTTCTTCAGCTCCAAAGCGCCAATCGAATTCGACCAGTTAAACGCCGGTGTCTCAAACTGAAAGACAATCCGGTTGCCGTCTGTCTCGGGGTCGGTGGCATAATCAACCCGGCTCTCCCTGGTGATTTCGTACAGCTGAATGGACTGGTCAATCTCGGAGCGTACAGCAGCGAACGCCCGTTCTCTGCCACCGAAGTCAGCCATTATCATTTGGAACGCGGGCATGGCCTGGTATGAACCTTCCCAGTTGGGTTCCCGCTGCTGGTTGAACGAACTGATGGGCACCATGTCCAGGGGAATTATCTGGTCATGGACTACCCCTTGCGAAGTCTGTCTTGGCAGCGTGGTTTGGAGCAGCCGGTTTTCAAAGAAAATGCCGCTGCTGAACCGGAGCAGCGAACGGTCGGCAAATTGCAGGATGCGCTGTTCGTTGGCGCTCAAGTCCACCATTCCCCACTGCTGGAAATTGCGCACGCTCTGTTGCAGGCTGCGGATGCCCGGCTCAAGGCTCTGATAGAACAGGTCGCCGTTGACCGGCGTGATGGATCGGTCGTTAACCCAGCCGTTGGCCAGTTGCACCACGGTCATCAACGGTTGGTTGGCGCTGGTGGCGGCAATCCAGTCCGTGCGTGTGACGGGCACTTGCAGCGAGTAGATGGCCTTGCGCGTGCCGATGAACAGGCGGCCCTGCCCCAGCGCGGCGTCAATGCTGGCGCTGTAAGCAATGCCGCGAATCACTGTGCCGTCATTGCTGGGTACGGTGAACCCATCACCGCCGACCACCAGCGGATTCTCCGTCACGTTCAACACTGCATCTCGGAAATCGTAGGCGGCCGTACCGCTGTTGGCACCAACGATGTCCCCGGCGCTGACAGTTCGGTCCTGAGCGTACCAGAGGCGCCCCATGTAATAACACATGGCCGTGGCTGCCGGGATTTCGTTAACCCCAGGCGTTCCGGGAGCGATGGGGCTGGTGTTGATGCCTTTGGACCTGCGCAGCGTTGCGCCGTCCCAGAACAGGGGCAGCGTCACCCCGTCCCCGGCTTGAATGATGAGGAACTGTTCAGCCTGACAGAAAAAGAAATACGTCTGGTCAGCCGGCATGTATTCGTTGAATAACACAGACAAATCAGTGATGGCGTAAGTCTCCAAATCCACCTTTAGGATGTGGCCGCTGATGGCCCAGATTGAATACGGGTTGGCACCAAACGGCGCATAAATGGTCGTGCCTTGAAACAAGCCGGTGTTGTCCTGGATTGTGGCGCGATAGAGCCAGCCGCTTCGGGGACTTATTCCGCCGTCACGTAGGGAGCAGTTGAGCACCCAGGCCAAGGCTGTTCTCGGAAGTCCGTTTGGATTGCCTTCGCCGGCAACAGTGGTCGTGGCGATGCTGTTCACGCCAGAACTGAAGTCAATCGAACCATCTCTTTTGGCGACATCTGATCCCATTGCAGCTACACTGCGCCAAGCGGTACTATGCTACAAGTGAATTATGGCACGCGATGACTACGTAAAACGGTGGGGAGTGTGGTGGTCTAAGTTGAAAGAGCCGGCGGCGGTTCACTTGGATTGCATAACTCATGGAGGCGAATGGATTAACAGCCATACCGGAGAAACCTGCGGCGGCGGCATGGTTTTTCACTACAAAGAACTCATCAAGGTTCTGTGGCCCGAGATTGTCATGCACCGCTGGCTGGAATTGATTCTGGAAAATTATCTGACACATCGGTTGATTGTGTTGATTGGTCCGGCTTCAAGCAGCAAAACTTTTTCCTCTGCGCTGCTGGTGCTGATTGATTATTTCGCCCACCCGGATTGCACCACTGTCATCTGCTGTTCGACAACCAAGGAGCGTTTGCAGGAACGTGTTTGGGCTGATGTAACCAAGCTGTTCAAGAACGCACGCAAGGTAGCTCCGTGGCTTCCCGGCAACATCATTGAAGGACGGCTGCGCATCGTCACTGACAACCGAAAAGAATCTCCTGATGGAAGGGATTTCAGGAACGGCTGTTTTCCAACAGGCACACTCGTTGACACTCCAATTGGGAAACGACCGATTGAAGATTTGAAAGTTGGAGATTTGGTTTGCAACGCCATTGGGGTTGGAAAGATAAAAGATACCCACGCTCGAAAAGCTAATCAGTTAATCCGTGTCACACTTTCAGATGGAAGGTTTATTGATTGCACTGACGAGCATCCATTTTTTACACAAAGAGGCTGGGTAAAAGCCATTGACCTCACGACTTCCGAAATGGTATTGTCGGCGTGTGAAACAATGCGCCTCTTGCGGGAAGACTCTTGCCGGTCTCTATCCAAACAGGAAATATTGCTCCCATGCGTGCCTGACTTTTCTGCCTGCAAAGACAAAGTGCAACCACTGCGGCGCTCTTTTCCAACCATTGAGAAGTCAACGTGGTTCATACTCAGGAAGATTTTGCAGTCGGAATTGCGCCTCCCAATGGGCATCGAAACACAAGCAATGCCTTTTCAAAACCAAGAAACGATGTCGTCATTGCAACAAGCTTATGCGGCAAGTCCATTTCAGCAGGGACTTTTGCTCGGTGCGATGCAGAAACAGACCGGAAATATTACCGTGCAGGCAATGCGGTCGTGCATTCCTTTCAATTCAAGAATCCCCAGCAAAGAAACGTTCTCGTTTTTGCAGTATTTCCTGCCGGAAAAAAGCCATCGGGAGACTGTGTTCACGAAGACGAGTCAGTCCAACTCCGGAGGAAATGAAAGTCTGGAAATTATTCCCGAATTCGATCTCTCATCATCATATAAATACTGGATTAATGACAAAACACAACCACAGGCATTGGTACCAAGCGGACATAGCATTTCCGAACCTGAAATTGGCAGTCGAAATAGACGGTGGAATTCACAGGATTCCAGACAAGGCAAAGAAAGACAAACGGAGAACGCAAATACTGGAATCGCTTGGGTGGACAGTGTTGAGATTCTCGAATCGGACTGTGATAAAAGATTTGAAAAGAGTACAGGCGGCTATCAAGTCCACAATCTCTCAGTTGACGGCCACCCGAGTTATTCAGTCAACGGTGTGATAGTTCATAATTGCGTTGGAGTCCCATGTAAGCGTGGGGATAACTTTGTCGGCCTGTCTGATTTTGCAGGTATCAAAAATAAGCGGGTCCGCTTGCTGGGAGATGAGTTGTCGCTTCTTCCTCGCGCCTTCTGCGATGCCATTTCCAACCTAGACAAGAACCCGGACTTCAAGTGCATCGGTTTGGGTAATCCAAAAGACACCACGGATGCGCTGGGCGTCCTGGGCGAACCGGCTGCGCATTTAGGCGGCTGGGAAAGCGGCATTGACAAGACATTCGGCACAAAGACGTGGGAAGTCCGGCGCTCAGGCGGCATCTGCATCCAACTTCCCGGCGATGACTCTCCCAACCTGGACGGTAAACTTGGCATCCCGCTCATCAGCCAGGCGGACATGGACCGGGACGTATCTTTCTACGGAAAGGAATCCATCTGGTTCACGATGATGGACCTTGGACAGCTCCCGAGAGGCGCCGGAAATCGTCGTGTTCTCACCCGCCAGCTCTGTGAACAAATGCGGGCGATGGAACAACCTGTCTGGCGCGATTCAAATCTGAAACGGATTGCCTTCATGGATGCCGGGTATGGTGGGGACCGCTGTATCTTTGGTGAACTGGTGTTTGGTTATGAGTCAGTGACTCAAAACACATTCGTTCCAGATGCCTCTGGAATAGCCGCGTCTGTGACTGCCCCAAACAATCCTCATCAAATCATTGCCCTGGTGGATACGGTGGTGGTCCCGGTCAATCCTGGGTTGGATGTGTTGCCAGAGGAACAGATTGTCCGGTTTGTGATGAAGCAATGCGAAGCGCGAGGCATACCCCCGGAGAATTTCTTTTACGAGTCCGGGATGCGAACTGAATTGGTTCAAACCTTTGGACGGCTATGGAGCAGCCAGGTTGAGTCGGTGGATTGCATGGGCAAGGCAGGAGAAGGCCCGGTCTCAACCGACATTCAAAAACCCTGCCACGAATATTACGCGAACAAGATTACAGAGATTTGGTACTCGGTCCGGCTGGTGGTTGAAGCCGGTCAGTTTCGAGGAATGCTTGACCGGGTGTTGCAGGAGTTCTGCGACCGTGAATGGACCATTGTCGCCGGCAACAAGATTCAGGTGGAGACAAAGGAACGGCTTAAGCTCAAGTGCGGCCGCTCGCCCGACGAAGCAGACGCGACTGCGATTGGCATTTTTGGCGCGCGCCGGCGCGGTTTTCAGATAGCGCGGTTGCAGCCAGCCAAGCCGCTCAATCGCGGACCGGACTGGCGGTCAGAGCTGCGAGAAAAGGCGCGCAAGGTTTGGGGGGAAGGCCAGCTTGAGTATGCGTCGGGTTAAGGGTTGGTTCGGCTGCGGCCATTCATTACTTGCGGGGTGTCAACGATACGGGGGCTGAATTAACAGACTGTAGTTTGTTGCTCATTGTTAGCTGCTTTCTCGCGTTTGGCAGCTTCGAGTTGGAGTTGATCCCAGAACATCAGTGACGATTCTGCGAGGCGGCGCGCTCTGGTTTTCCTAGGGTCTTTGCTGATGAGTTCGAGTTGTTCGCGATAGAAGGCAGCGGCGCGTTTGTTGGCTACGTCGTGTCGCACGTAGCGGACGCCCCATGCGTTGTCGCGCACTCCATAGACAGCCATCGGCATGTTGCTGCCGACATCCAGCACGATCTCGTCCGGCCAGTTGCGGCCTTCCGGGTTGTTATTTGTTTTGAGTTTTTTGGACATACGCAGCTAACCATTTGCTGATGCGAACGGGGATGAGCCGTTCACTATTATTTCGATTTCAACGTCTGCGGCGGCTCATCCCCGTCGCATAGCGCACCGTTAGGAGGCCTGACCGCATACCACACGCAGAACGCTGCCGTGATTGCCCAGTATAGGGGTGCGTATAGATAGCTCGAAATCCAAACATTCCACTCGCCATCTCGTTTTAGTTCTGCTCGCCATTTTATCATTTCGCATGATGCTTTTTTCCAGTTATCACGAATCCTCCTAATCAATCGCTGATGCCGACGCTCGCTGGCGCTGGCAGACTTTCGAGTCCTCGTAGTGCGCGGCATAACTCAATCGTTAGTCATCCCATATTTAATCTCGCTTGACACATCCATGTCAAGTGTTTTAGCGTTGGATTGCCATGTTATTTCCATGCCGTCATTGCCAGGGGTCGGGGAAGGTAGATTTGCCGCCGGCGTTGCGCGAGACCCATGAGATCATCTCGCGCCTGGGCCGGGCGACCATTCCGCAGGTGTGGAAGAAGTTCAAACGCACGACAACGCAGAGCGGCGCCAACCGGCGCGTGAGCAGGTTGCTGAAGATGGGGCTGGTCAAGCCGGTTGCTTCCACGGATTTGGTCACGCGCTATTCGGTGGTGTAACCTGCGACTCTGATATACGAACGCCTGTCGCATAATCATTGTTAGCGTGATGGGTATCCGAGCACATAGTCCTCGCCCCATGCTCTTTGGCGCGTCTCGAATCGGAGCGCACTTTTGTCGTGTCGTTCAGCCCGCCATGCTCGCGCACGCGGCCACCCGTTTTTGCCGTAGGCTTCCCAGTAGCTCTTGGTTGCGAGCCATTGCGCCTTTGATTTTGTCACAGCAAAGACGATGCAGGTCATTGAGTGGATTTCGACTTCCCACGCTAACAAGTCGCTGGAGGCAACGGCGGGTGTGGGCTGTTCGAGTGTGGTTTGAGTATTCATGCGTTTTGGTTTTCGCCGCCGTGCCTCAGCTTATCGTTAGGAGTGCCTAGTTGTCTGGTGCGGTTCACAGGTGGCGAATATCGTTCCCAGTCCGGCCAGGATTTCTCTGTCATCAGTGATTCCGAGCGTTCCGTCTCCATATATTTGTGAGCCATCAGGCCATCCGATTGCGCCGACATAATGAGTGCGTTTGGTTCGGCGGGCGTCTGATTCGGCTTCAGATATCACTTCTTCCACATCCACCCGTCGCCAAGTGATCGCGCCGCGCTTGTCCGGGGAGTCTTTCGGTTCGGATGCCAACCGCAGTTGACGGTTTTCTTCCGATAGTTCAGCCACTTTGCTTTGCAATCCGACGATCACGGCGAGCATGTCTTTCTTTGATCCGCCTCTTGCGCTCATTGGCACTCCTAACCATTCCTTGCAGGCGACGGCGATTCGCCCGCAGGTTGTTTCACGTCAGGCTCGCCGCGCCTGAAGTCTGCGTTATCCACCCTGACGCTGAATCTCCACACGGCGTTGTCCTGTCCGGTCCTGGTCCGCATGGAGGTAAGGGTTTCAATCTTGAATTCGCCGGCGCGTGCCCGCTCAATCACCCGGTCAAACTCGGATGAGCTGCGGGTGACAAGCAGGCGCGGGCGTGGGGCGAGGGTGTGGATGTTCATCGTGGCTGTTTTGATTTGAGAAATGCCTTCCATTGTTCAAGCTCTCGCATGGCAATTTGCTGGTCGGTGAATCCTATTGCTCGCAGGAGGAATTCTTGCGCTGTCCAAAGCTCGGCCCACTCAGCTCGGTAAGCCTCCATCTGATCCTCGTGGTGTAACTGCTTAAGCGTTTTCATTCTGACCTGGTTTGGTTGTGGTTTGAAACCGGCAATGGGCTCCGTCAAAGTTGAGATGGATGCTCCCGGTTTCTCCATCGCGCTGTTTGGACACGATTAGTTCCGCGCTGTTCGGGTTGGACTTGTCCCGATGAAGTAGAATCACTGTGTCCGCGTCACGCTCTATCTGGCCGCTGTCGGCAAGGTCGCTCATGCGCGGCCGCCGGCCCTTGTCCTTCTCGCTTTCCCGGTTGAGCTGCGCAAGGCACAGAAACGCCACCCCTGTATCTTTCACCGCCGCGGTAATCATCCCGCTGGCCTCAGCCACTTCGTAGGTTCTCTTCTCATGGCGGTTATCGGGTCTGAGCTTTTGCAAATAATCCAGGACTACGAATCTAACCTGTTTGCGCTTTGCCCCACGCCGGATCAACGCCGCAGCCTGAGATGCCGCCATACCCCCGAACCCTTCCCGGATATACAGCGGAGAACTTGCAATCAGCCCCGCGAAAGCCGTCATCTTAGCTGTGTCCCCCTCGAAAAACTTCCCCCTCCTCAACCTGTTCATTTCAATCCCCGTCCGATGGGACAACAACCTTCTGGCCAGCGCGGGCGCGCTCATCTCCAGAGAGATGAACAGGGTGGGTATGCGGTTCTGAAAACAAACCCGGTCCACGATGTTGCAGGCAATGGCCGTCTTGCCAACGCTGGGACGGCTGCCAACGATGACAACCTCTCCGGATTGGAAACCATCCAGAATCCGGTCCAGGTCTATGAATCCGGATTCAATCCCGCTGTAATCGCCTTTCAATTTCTCCCGGCGCTCAAGGTCATCGGTCATCAGGTTCGCCGTTGACCGGCCTGTCAGCGTGTGCGCCCCGGTTGCCGACTGTTTGGCCAGCGCATTCTCGAGCTCAGACACAATGCTGACCAAATCTCCATTGGCCCCGGGCAATGCCGCCAGAAACCTGTTGGCAGCCGCCCTTAGCCTGTCCTTCTCCACCAGCTCCAGAACCGTTCCCAGCCAGTAGCTGAAGTTGGCCGGCGAATGGCATTCCTGCTGGCATTCCCGAAGAAGCGCAATGCAATCCGGGTCAGTCTCGGAATGAGCCACGGTCGTAATGTCCACTGGCTTGCCCTCGGACTGCAACAACTCCGCCGTCATCACAAAATGGCCCAGGCGCAAATCGTCGAACCATTCAGCCTTCAGGTCTTGAACCAGCTCCGCATCCTCAAGGATGCAGCCCACCAGCGCCCGCTCCGCCTGTTCCCGGGGTGTCATAAGGATTCATTCAAAAGCTCTCGTTCCGCCGGGGTAAGCTGAGAGAACGGAACGCCAGACCTGATTATGACTGCCTTGGCCGGCCGCGGCTGGTTCTGCCCGTTACCCTTCTGACTGGGCATGAATCCACCAGCTTTCCAGGATGCTATGGTGTGCGGCCAGCTTTTGATCTTCCTGCCGTTATTGGTCCAGCCGTTACCCTCGCACTTGTTCCAGAACCAGACAGCATCCGATTCAGGAAGCCCGGTCTTTTCACAACACAACTTCACTTCTTCCAAACTCGGGCTCCCCCTCTTCACTCCCCCTTCCTTCTCCTTCTCCTTCTCCTTCTCCTTCTCTTGAGGTCCTTGGTAGGACCTACCTAGCTCCTGGGTAGGTCCTACCAAGCTCCTGGCAAGCTCCTGGGTAGCCCCTTCAATTAGGTTGGCTATCAACATATTGTTA